TCACCCAATTACTGTAAATTTTAAATTCTTTAAGTTAATAGCAGTCATCTTGTTGCAGTGCTGACACTTGGTTCGGGCTCTTTTCTTTAGCTCATCAAGGTCTTCACTAATCTGCTTTTTCTGCTCTGTAATCTTTGTTTGTTGTCGGGACCAATATTTCATAGTGTCTTTGATCCACATCACAGGATTTACTTTTGCTCCGCACTTCATGCATGTAAGTTCTAAAGCTTTAGTGTCAATCTCTACTTGTGCATGCTGACACTTACGCAGATTTGTTCTTGGAAAAGGAACAACATTTTCTTCGACATTCAAAACGATATGATCTTGAAAAGGGTAGTTCATATTCCCTCTGTATTCTTGATCTGTCATGCTGCCACCTTCAGTGTTTTTATTGCGTCATTTATAGCTTTGTTGAAGTTGCGAACATCTTGCTCTAGTGCTTCGATAGCCAAGTCTTTCGCAAACACACGAATAATGATGATCTGTAGTCCTTCTGGTAAACGTGGGTCATAGCTCACAAAGTCACACCATTCACGACGAGTACAAGCCAATTGACTAGTGATTTGCGGGATGTACTCATCTGGCACTTGCTTAGTCAGCAAGGTATTCAAATGCGTTGTAGTGTCTGGGCACTTAACTTCGATTTGACCATCTTCATTAACAAGTCCATCTGGTGAAGCCCCGAACATTTCAATGAAAGGGTGGTCAATTAAACCTGTACTTACTACAAAGTTACCCGTTTCATTTTCATAAGCTGCTATTGCATGAGGCTCGTTATCGATACCCCATTGCATAGCTTGGTTAGTGAAGATTTCTTTCTGAACGCCAGTTAGGCGCTCAGCTAGAATAGTTAAACCCAATGCATTTAATGCTTTGCCTTTATTTGGCTTTGCATTTAAATCCTTTACTCGGCTTGCTGTGACTTTGCCACAGCGTTCCGAATGCCAATCTTTACTACGCTGGAGAATGTTCATACACTTGTCCTTGTGGTTGATCAGCATGTTGAGCTGCTTCTTTTAATGAAGCGCTATGCTTAGTCCAGAAGTATTTTTTGCAGTCGCCCTGAGGCAATTCAGCGTAGCCAGTTTGCAAGGCTTCTGTGCCTTCCATTGCCAAATCGCGCATGTTATCTAAATGCTGCTGCTCATAGGCTTCATAACCTTGAGGGACATCTGAACTAACAGTCTGAACGGTAGGGATATGACAATCATCAATACGACGAGCTTCGTCTTCGTCATAAATACCTGAGAAGCCGAAGGCAACACGGGCACATTGAATTAAAGCCTTATGACGTAGCATCCGTTTTGGGTATTTTTTCCAAGGTTCTGAATTACCCTGACACTCGGATAAATACTCAGTCACAACAGTAGGGTGGTTGCGGTCTTTACGGAAAATCTTGCATGTGCATGACTCATCATCTTGTTCAAACTGGATACCATCACATACAGGATTGTCATTAATAATGCGTGCCCATCCATCAATACCAACAACTGGTGTGATGCCGCCACCTTTGGCAGGGAATGCATAAATTTCTTTTGTAAAAGGATTTAGCTTGTACTGGTTTGCAACAATTAATAGAGAAAGAAATTCATCATTTGTTGCTTTCTTAAATACTGTATTAACAAGAGTATTTGCTAACTCAGCAGGATCAACATCTTGCATATTAAAAGCTGATGCAATCTTGCTAACTTGCGACAAAACAATATTACTCATCTTTTAATCCTCAAAACTTAATAGATACATGTGGAACTAAGCCTTTATTGATGGCTTGCAAAATCTCTTTTCCTTTTGCTTCATCAATACCCAAAGCCAATAAGCCTTTAAGTGCTTCATTACAGATTTTTTTACGATGTGCTTGGTTTGCTTGGCGAGCTTCTTCTGCTTTGCGTTCAGCCTCTAGCTTTGCTGCTTGCTCAGCCTCAATACGTTTACGTTCTGCTTCTGCTGCATGTTGTGCACGTAATTCAGCAGCTTCTTTTTCAGCAACTAAACGAGCTTCACGTTCAGCAGCTTCGCGTTTTTCACGCTCTGCTTTAGCAACAGCTTCTTGCTTTTCACGTTCTACACGTTCGGCTTCTTCTTTAGCTTTACGCTCAGCTTCTAGGCGGGCTCTTTCAGCTGCTTCATGTGCAATGCGTTCTTCGTGTTCACGTTGTAAACGTTCTTGTTCAGATTTGCGTAGGCGCTCTAACTCTACTTGCTCAGCTTCACGTTTTAATGCAATTTCAAGTGATTTTTTATATGAGCTAAGGGCTGCATCTTTTTTGATTGCTGCTTCATTGGCAAATTCAGCAAAGCTTTCATCAATTGCCGTTGCCTCAACTTCACTTATGATTGTTTGAATAAGGTCGCTAGTTGAAAAGGTATCAACGCGACCAGCATCAAAATTAGAGATGCGATCTTTAATTGACTGAATGCGATCTTCTTCAGCTTTTTCCCATTCATCTAGTGGCTTACGAATTTCATCACGTAAAGCATCACACTGATCACGCCATGCTTTACGGTCACGATCAATCACAGCAGCTTGCGCCTTAATACCTGCCACCAAGTCTTTTCCATGGTTATCTACAGCAGTTTTAGACTTACTTACCTTGTAAGCTTGAGATGCAATAGCATCACGTCCTTTTTTAGTTGAAACATCAGGAACAATTGAACGTGCTTGCTCAGCCATGCGATTGAATAATTCTTGAATACCGTTTTCTTTGCCGAAAGCCGCTACAATCACGTTTTGTTCTAATACTTGCAATTCATTAACTTGTGTATTTACTGGCGCATTCATAATCTTCTCCTAATTCTTTTCACTTGCTATGTATCTTTTAACTAAAGGGATGAGTTCTCTTTGAGTCGTTAAGTGGTCACCCTGAATCCTGTCATAAATTGGGTAAAACCTATCTTTCACTTCAACTTGCAGAACCTGAAAATCACCTTTGCCATCTCGATACTGAATTTGGTTTGCTATAAGCCAAGACTTGAAATCTTCTAGTTTTGACTTATGGAGTAGGGCGCGTTTAGACATCACCCACCTCTCAACTCATTTCTAATTTCAGCCAACCGCTTTAAAGTCTCACTTAGGTAGGCGATTTTTGTCTTAATAGAAAACTGATCACCTAGCTCTAATTGGATTTGTTCAGTGCCACGGCCCACATAACGCAAGTGAATCCAATTGCCGCCATCAGTGATGACTGTATCTTTCTCACTAGAAAGTGGGAGCAGGGCATTTACAGAATCTTTAATAAGAGCTTGAAGTCTTGATACTTCGATAATTTCAGGATGTGCATTCATAACATTCACCATGGAGCGCTTAAATGCGCTCTCTAATTCCTGATTCGATAAGGTCTTTAATCTCAACTACGTCCAAACGATCAACGTAAGCCAATACCTCGCCATCTTCGTCATAAACGCGAATGTCTTTAATCTCGTTAATTTCAACTTCACGCCAAGCTTGATAGCCGTTGCCATCAATTGAGTACTGAGCATCAAAATCAACTTCTAAAGTGAACTTTTCATTTGCAGTTTGAAGTACTGCTTGTTCATTTTCAGGGTCGATTGATTCAACTTTGAAAGGAGCTGCAACCGTTACAGGTTCGTTATTAGCAGGGGTGAAGGCATAAGCAGCAGTTAGAGCACTAACTACTCCTACGAATCCCATGGATTTGACTATGTTGGCTTTTATATTCATACTTATCTCACTCATTGAGTAAAAGTCCCTGTCCGTCGAAAGCTAGGGGCTTTTTTGTTGGTTGGTGAGATATAATTTAGTATTTACTAAATATTTAGTCAAGAACTTTAGTGAATTTATTTGGTGAAAAATTTCGTATACACTAAAAATAAGAAAACCCACACGGGGTGGGTTAGATGGAGTTTATTATGAATCAAGAACAAGTATTCCAGCTTATCCTGGCTTTAATTCAACAAGGTTGCACAGATCCTGATGAAATAGTTAGCACTATCAAAACTATTTCAGAAAAAGTATTCTAGTTTTCCTGAGGAACGTGCTCATTTCCTCTAGCAACGCTATGGCATTGTGAATAAAGTTTTAACCAGTAATCTCTAGACTTCTGTTCGTCGGCTACATTTTTATTTTGAGCCATAGTAAAACCAACTTCCTTATTGGCGATTAATACCATCAATTCATAAGCAACACGAGCTTCAGAGTTATTTTTTAATTCCAATGGTCCATTTAAAACTACTTTATCTGTCATTACATTTCTCCACCCGATCTGTTGTAAAGACTGTGTCGGGTTCACAGTTTAAATTTCTTGCTGCCCTGAAAACTCAATTCTTGAAAGAAAGCCAATGGGTAAAGCTATTTGCTCTCCTGTGATGGTTTCAAAATTAACCCAAATTGCTGATGCTTCATTCTCAAAATTAATACTAGTTAGTTTTACCAGATTATAGGGTTCTGCTTTGCCAGACATGATTATGTTAAAGCGACAATTTTCCTCACGAACATAGGAGATGAGCATTTGGTGTATTGCCGTCTGCTCAGAGCTTGTTAAGCCTCTATATTCGTGTAGTTCCGGTGGCTTGTATTTTTTGCTCATGGTATTTGCTATTAATTATCAGTTTATGTATTTTTAAAAATAAGGGTGAGGGGGAGTTCGAACCTCCCCCTCGGTGCTTACCAAGTGAAGAATTTGAATATCGATAAAAAGTCGATTTTTATCTTTAATCTAAATCCATTCTTAGTTCGCAGTTCCAGTAAAAACATGGCATAAACCTTGTAATTGCTGGTAGGCACCTACCAATATAATTGGTAACTTATATAGCGCTATGCCTAGCGCTTGCCCTGAAAGTGTGCGCACACCGTAGGGGCGTCAGCTCACTATTGACACTGGACCTTGTCCTGCTCCCTGAGCAACGTATCTTTAGATCACCTTTAGCAGCTTCCTAGGCTGCAATTCGGGATTAGGTGTCCCGAATCCTTTAATGAGTTATTTCCCTATTGTGTCTCACCACAACCCCAATAATTGATATTTCAATTTGTGTTGAGTTGTAGGTTGGGTAATCAGGGTTTAGTGGTACTAGTTCAACAACATCAACTCCAAATTCATTAATACCAATCACTCTGTACTTTTTGAAAGTTGTTCTTGCTATTCCATGTTGGACTTCTTGAGCAATTACAAGCGATCCAGGTTTAGGTTCAAGAGATGCATCAACAACAATTTCATCGCCAGCCTTAAATTCTGGTGACATGCTATTTCCTTCAACTTTAAGAGAGAAAACGCACTCTGGCTTATATCCTTGATATGTTGTGTAGCTTTCTCCAATAGGGTTTATTCCATCATAGCCAACATCATGGAATAGACCTGCTTGGACATAATCTAATAGGGGAATTGTTCGAAGGTTATTCTTGGTTGGTCCAACATTACTTTCAGACACAATAGGGCTTTGATCTTCTTGGTTTTCAAGATCTAAATAACCATTAGGCCAGCCTACTTTTTTCTCTAAGTTCCTAGCAGCTCTCTCGCCAAAACTACCGTGACCATTAATCATTTGTGAAATATGGCTCGTACTTAAGTCGTAATGTTCGCAAAAAGCTGCATCACTCTTAAATTTCCCAGATTCGATTAAAGCATCAATAGCTTTTCGCAGATTTCTGCGTCTTCTTGCAACAGTATCCATAAGCTCTATTTCATATAGTTTTTAGTAAAAAGTAAATTCGTATTCGCTAAATATCTGTTGACTTGTTTAGTGATTAAAATTAGTATTTACTAAATAAATCACTAAAGGAGATAACTATGTCTTCTTCAAACACAGAACAGCTTAAAGCTTACTTATCGAAGATGACTGTTGAAGAACGAAAAGCCTTTGCAAAAGCATGCCTAACGACTTTAGGGAATCTTCAACAAATTATTTATGTCAACAAAAAATGTGGTGCTGCATTAGCTATTCGAATTGATAAAGAAAGTGAAGGAAAAGTTCCTTGTGATGAACTTTGTCCTGATGTCGATTTCGATTATGTCCGCAGCCAAGCATTAACCGCTTAGGAACTAAACCATGAGCAAAGTATCAACCGAATTGAGTGCAAGGGCTAGAAATGAAGTTTCTAGAGTTTTGCAAGCCCTTGCATCAAGCAATCAAAGTCAGGTTGCTGAACAGTTGGGGATTGATCCAAGCACATTATCACGAATGAAAAATGATAGAAAATCCAATGGCTTGACTGAGCTTGAGAGCTGTTTGGTGCTATTGGACATTCTTGGATTCAAAACTGTACTCAAGAAATATCGAATGATTAGTGAAGAAAAGCTGAATGCGCTTTTTGTGATGTCAAAAGCGTGGATGGAAAGCAAGCAAACCATTGACGATCTTTTTCAAGATGACATTGAAGATTTCGGAATGTGTTTTGAGCTTGGTTACAAAGAAAAAGCCTGATTTCGTGGATCAGGCTTAGTGTTCAAACAAGGTGGGTTAAATGAACTATTCAATATTAGCAGACATTGAACTAAATCGGAAGATTAGTTTGTTTCAAAAAGCGGTTGAGGCTTATGTACTTAATCGAACTCTCGAAAACTCTATGGCATTGGCTAAAGCGAAAGCTGATTTAGCTGCATTTGTATTGAGAGGTGTTTGATGGGTGCATCAATTCCAATTATTAAGTTGATTGAAGCTATGAACGAACAGCCAATAGCATTCAACAAGCACTATGTATTTTTAGGATGTGGGATCAATGGGGCATTAATGCTCTCTCAACTGGTCTACTGGACTTCTCGCACTAAAGACAGTGAAGGTTGGATCTTTAAAACACATCATGAGTGGACTCAAGAAACTGGTCTTACTCGTCGTGAGCAAGATACGGCCAGAGCAACACTTAAATCACTTAAATTCATCTCTGAGAAAAAGATGGGTGTGCCTCGTCGTGTTTACTACCGTGTAGAGCGTGAAAACTTATATCAAGCTTTGATCGAATACTCTGAAAGCATTGATATTAATAGTATGCACAATTCCGCCATACTGAATGCACAAAACAGCCATACTGAATGCACAAATGCGCCAGACTGTATGCACAATTCCGCCATACTGAATGCACAAATCCGCCCATCTAATACAGAGAATACATACAGAGAATACACAGAGAATACTACAGATATTATTTGTGCTGAATCAGCAGCAAAAACACAAAAATTCAAAGCAAAAGATTTCTTGTTGAAAAACGGAGTATCTGAGCAAACAGCAACAGAATATCTTGATCTTCGCAACAAGAAGAAAAAACCAGTAACTCAACGTGCTTTACAACTTGTTTTCAAACAAGCTCAGGAAGCAAAGCTAAGCAATGAGCGTGTATTCCAAATTATCGTTGTTCGTGGTTGGGAATCTTTCAAAGCTGCTTGGAACTGGCAAGAGACAAATGCAGAGCTTGAGCAATTAGAAAATCCAATTGCTGAGCAGCAACAAACTATCCCTGAACAACCAGCAACACAATTCAAAGGTGTTGCTAAGAAATTTAAGGGGATGGACCAATGATTGAATTATTTTCTATCCCTGTTGAGCAAAGCATCTTGTCTACGTTCATGACAATCGATCAGGCAGCAGATGAGTTTATCTCTCAGATCGATGCACAAGATTTCTATGCATCACAACACCAGATCATCTTTGCCCACATCAAGAGCCAATTGAATAAGGGTGAAGCGTTTGATGAGGTGACTGTATTCGAGTTGATTAAAGCTAATCCGCTTGAAGCAAACCAAATCGATGAGCAGTTTCTTGTGAACCTCATGAACCGCGCAAGCAATGTGAGCTTGTTAGTAACACACATCAAAAAGCTAAAAGATTTCTCTACTCGCAGAAAGCTTCAAGAGACTAGCAAGTTGATTAGTTCGATCGCTAACGACATGGCAACTCACACTGCTGAATCTGCTGTGAACAAAGCACAATCGTTAGTTCAAAACTTAGATTTTGGTGCTGGTGAGGAAAAGCTTAAACATGCTCATGAGTTTTCAAAAGAAGCTGTAAAAGAGTTCCTTGATCGCCACATGGCAATTCATAACCAAATGCCTTATGAGGGCGGTATCAAGACTGGCTTTACTGCTCTGGACAACAAACTAGGTGAAATCAGCAAAGGCGATCTAGTCATCATTGGTGCGCGTCCTTCAATGGGTAAAACAACGTTTGCTCAAAACATTGCAGCAGACATGATGATTAACCAGTCTTTACCAGTTCTGTTTATCTCAATCGAAATGAAGGGCAGACAGATTGCACAGCGTTTAATTAGTGGCATTGGTGGGGTAGAGCTACGCAAAGTATTAACAGGACATATTGATCCAAATAGCGACGATACACAGAAGGTGAATAACGCTGCTCTGGTACTTGAGAAAGCACCTTTGATGATCGACGACAACAACCGCGCAACTGTGGCAACTATCCGCAGATCAGCTAAGAAGGTTCAAGCCAAATACGGAAAGATTGGCGCAATCTTTGTTGATTACATCCAGAAAGTAACACCACTCACTAAAAACAACTTTGGCCGATCAGACAAGGATATTGGTGAAATCTCAAATGAGCTTAAACGCATGGCAGGTGACTTTGATTGTCCTGTAATTGCCTTAGCTCAGCTTAACCGTAACTTAGAGAACCGCCCAAACAAACGCCCTGTAAACGCAGATCTAAAAGAATCAGGCGACTTAGAGCAAGACGCAGACATCATCATGTTTATTTACCGCGATGAAGTCTACAACAAGGATTCTAAAGAAGCAGGTACAGCAGAAATCATCATAGGTAAGGCTCGTAACGGCTCAATTGGCACAGTTCGATTAGCTACAGACTTGTCACGCGCAACTTTCGCTGACTTAAGCCCTGAGTATTACCAGTCTATGGAAGAGAGAGGTGCAGCGTGAGCGTACAAGTGCAAGTAACTTCGATCGATCGCCAGAAGATGCAATTCAACGTAGAGGCGATAGATGGTTCAAGAGTAATTCTAAAACGCGCATTCAACTTCAAGACTGAAACGAAAAAGCATATTGAGTCAGTGATTAATAAAGAACTTAAGACATTCAACAAGCCTTCATATGGCGGCATCGAAATTGTCTTTATGTGTCCAGTAGGAGTGTTCTCATGAGATTAGCAAATGATAAGCAAACACTAGATTGGATTGAGGAAATTGGCGGTGAGCAGTACGAAGCTAAATTCACTCATGGGACAGTCTACGGATACAACAAATTCAAATGTCGTTGTGAGTTTTGCAAAGAAGCTAAGGCATTAAGCAATCAACGTGCAGCTTTGAAGCGTGCAGTTAAAGCAAACCCGCCTCAATCAGCTTTGATTGTCGGAGGTGCAGCGTGAAAGCAATAAAACGAGTTAAAGCATTCCAAAACATTTTTGACATTTTGTTATTCGCTACACATGCAACACAACCTTTCACGATGAAGGATTTGCATGACTATGTACTAGATGCGCCCAACAATACGATTCAGTGCTATGTGCAGGAATTAATTAAAAGCGGCTACTTGGAAAAGGACTCATACGCAACTTACAAGGCAACTCAGTTTGCAAAGGACTTGCTGAATGTTAAAGGGGAGCTGAAAGCATGATCGAATTTGCAGATTACAACTCAATGATGAAGCTGCGTAGAGCGTACAACCTCGGTACTCGTAATGAAGAAACAAGAGCAGCAGCGAACCTATACGAGAAATTAAGAAAGCTGAAAATGCTAGACCAGCTTAAGCAGGAAGCCATGACTAAACGTTACAAGGAGGCGGTATGAAACCAGAACAGTTTATTCGCGATTTCGGGGTGGAGAAGGCGAGAGAGGTGGTTGATGGGGCGCCTAGCAATGCTGAGAGCTTCCAAGATGGCTACTACTTCAGAACAAAACCACAGTTTGAATTTCACAATGGCATTCATGAGGCTTGGAACTTAACTGATAACGATGGCGAGTACTTCAAGAAGCGTGGCTTTGAACCAGTAAAAATCAATGACCTGAAAATGATGTTGGAAAGCATCCGCATCGTGGATCAGTTCGGTGGAATAGAAAAAGCAAAGCTAGTTGCGAAAACCAAAGACGGGATGGGTTACTTGAAGGGATGCATCAAAGACCACGAATCAATATACGGAGGCGGGGAATGAATAGCATCTGGTTTACGTTGTTCTTCTGCTTATGCTGCTTTATTTGGGGCTTTGCGTATTCGTATGGCAGTTGGGTTGAGAAAGCAACTAATGGTCAGCCTTTTGAAGTGAAAGGCAAGGTTTACAAAATCATTGAATTGGATGTTGTGGAAAAAGGAGCCAGCCATGAGTGAGTTTAAAGCGGGCGAACAAGTCAAATACAGGTTTAAGAATGGCGTAGCAACCTTTGTTTATTACGGGGCAATTTCACCTAGAAACAGCTTTATTAAATTTGCTGGCGATAAGGATAACACTATGGTTCTTAGTCATCACTTAACGCGCATTGACAATGACATGGGCGACGACTTCCCCATAGAAAACCGCATCAGCCCGCTGTGTAAATCAAAGGATGTTTGAGATGGATAAGTGTAGAGAAGAGTTTGAAGTGATCGCCAGAAGTAATGGATGGAACTTAACCACGTATCCAGAAATTACAGAAAGAATTGATTACGTCAACAACCTTACCGAACAAGCTTGGCAGATGTATCAGCACCAGCAAGCGAAAGTGGAGGAGCTGCAAAAGCGGGTGGATGATGCGCTTTTCAAAATTCAGGATTACAGAAATATGAACTCAGATGAGAAATGGGATATCGACACAATCTTGTATGTTATCTGGGATTTAGAGCAAGCGCTCAAGGGGGATCAATACGATGAACATCGCAAGAAAGCAGAAGAGGCCATCTCAAAAGGTGCAAGCCTAACCAACCATAGGATTGAGCTATGACAACATTCAAAGAGGCTCAAATCATCATTGGCATCGATCCTGACTTGGAAAAGTCGGGAGTCGCCATTCTTGGGAATGACCTCCAACTCAAAAATCTAACTTTCCCTGAAACTGTTGAGCTATTCAGAAATGAACAGGACAGCATCAAAAAGGTTGTGATCGAAGCAGGTTGGGAAAATAAGAAAGCCAATTTCCGAGTAGGTGGCGGACACTCAAGGCAAGTGAATGAGCAGATTGCTAGACGTGTCGGGATGAATCATGCGACTGGCATCTTATTGGCTGAGATAGCGCAGGCTTTAGGTCTAGCGGTGTTACTCGTGAAGCCAACTAAATCAAAGCTCAATGCAGAGCAGTTTAACAAGATAACTGGTTGGCAAGGTCGAACGAATCAAGAACAGCGTGACGCAGGCATGTTGATCTGGGGAATGAACGGGAAGAAGGTGGCGTGATGGATAAAGAGGCATTAAAGCTAGCAATAGGCTGGAACACTTGGAAAGTTAAAGAATGGCTTTCGGACAACTGGTGTGATCTGTTGGATGGATTGGAAGCCTTCCTAAAGTTGCTCTTGATAATTCTTCGACTTCTGTTAGCTCCGGTCTTAATTATCTTTTACGTTCTTGGTGTTAAATCGGTTTACAAGCAAATCAAAGAATTTGATGCAGATCGAAGAAATAAAGTTAAAGCAAAAATAAATTACAAGGGTTAGGGTGACGGTATGAATGCAGTAGCAGCACAGTGGATCCATGTAGAAGACCAACCACCAAATAAGAAAGTTATGTGCCTTTGTGATGATGGGAAAATTAGATTTGGCAAGCCTATTTGTGGTGATGGTTACTTTTATATTGAAAACCGAGTGAGTTGGGAGCGTGTAGAGTTCTGGCAAGAAATACCGCAACTAAAAGAAGTGCAAGAACAGTATTGGGCGAAGTAAGGGGATAGAGATGAATGCAGCAGTAGTAACACCAGTAATGGATTGGAATAAATACACAATTGATGGATGGCTAGAGCAGTTCGGCGCTTGGTGTGAAACTGTGCGCATGAAAGGAGGTGATTTGCCAGATGGATTGCATATCAATCAGATCTATTGGTTGATGCGTGAAGCAGGAAAAGAAGTTCCAAGAAGTAAGGCTTACATCCGTTGTGAGATTAATGATTTTGAGGCGGATCAAGTGCAGGCATTGTTGCGCAGCATCTTTAAATCAGAATCAGTGGATTATCAGGCTAAATATGCAGTGATGTGCTTAGTTAAGCATAAGGTCGAAAATCGATCTTTAAGTGCGGTGGCTGGCATTACAAACCAGTCTAAAGCTCAGGTAAATATCATGGTCGGATGTGCAAGATTTTTTCTTCACGCACATGATAAAAGATTAAGAATATCATGAGTTTAATTGTTTTTATGGTATAATATTTAAGCAAGCCATACAGGTGCTACCAACACCTATATGGCTCTAATCAAATTGAAATTGAGGCTCCAAAATGACTGTGCGCAATATTACTTGCGTAGCCACAGCTATGCAACGTCGTCACCAAAATTTTATGAAACTCTTAGAATTGACCTATGAGGACTTTGATTATGATTTCTCTAGAGTAGTCTTTGATAAGGATGTTGAATCAACAGTTGAGATCAAATGCCCGAAACATGGTTGGATAAGAACTAGGGCAAAGAAGCTATTAGCAGGTAGAGGATGTGTAGCCTGCAATGAAGAAAGCTTAATGGACCAAGGAGCAATGATTTATCTAATTCGCTGTTATGATGAGCAAGAAGAGTTCTATAAAATTGGAATTACTACCAAATCCCTAGAGGCTAGATTTCCTGATAATAGTAGGCTTCCATACCAGTTTGATGTATTAAGTTTGCAAAATGGAGATAGAAAGAAGCTCTATAAATTTGAGACTTTGCTATTAAGACTTTTGGAAAAATACAGATATACACCTAAGAAACATTTTTGTGGTCGCACTGAGTGTTTCAGTAATATTGATCTAATTAGGCAGAAATTTAATATTTTTGATGCATTTGGTGTTGACTCGTTTAAACGCGCAGTATAGTATTTCTGGTATAGTGCGCTTGAGTAGTCAGGTTCACTAGCGTTATTTAAAAGCTCACTTAATCGTGGGCTTTTTGCTTTTATGCCCTACGAGCTTAGAACATTGGATTCCGATGTGCTGGACTGGATTTCTAGTCGATGCTTAAACGTAGGGCTATTTTTTTGGAGGTTCACATGCTCCGAATTATTAAGCAGGTCTTTTGCATACATGTTTGGGAATATGGTTTGGATTACAACGACGACCCAATCAGGGAATGCAGAAAGTGTGGAAAGATAAAATATAATTAACTATTGATAATTCAAATACTTATTTGCAATTATGTATGTTTTGTAGTCTACTGAGCATGTCTTAATCTTTGAGAGAAAATGCTTGTGTTTGGCTATATTGAAACTTTAGACGTGATTGACTCTAATGGTGATAAGTCTCAATTAGAGAAGTGTAGAATCGATTCAAATGAGGCAGTCTACACTCAAGGTGATCTAGAGGGCATACATATTGGCAACATGCTCATTAGAACTTATTCAGATGGGTTTACTGAGCGATTCAAAATTATAGGCATATCTGGGCCAACACTAATACCTGGTGTAAAAAAGATTGAAGTTCTAAAAGTTTAATTAAATGCCCCGCCAAGTGCGGGGTTTTCTTTTTTAGGGTGTGTATGAAAGCGCAGAAACTAATTGAAAAGCTGGGCAGAGATAAGGTTACTGACATCCTGAAAGAGGCCCATCCTGATGCAGTGTATTACGTAGATGAATGGAATGATCACTTTAAAGTACATGGCTATTGTGCTGATAAATGCATTGTAGGAATCAACAATCCACATACTCATTACAAATTATCGGATTTGCAAGAAGCATTGGGGTGAACATGGACACAATCGAAGCGAAGAAGAATTTAGAAATCTATAAACGTAATCTTAGCCGGTTAGAAAACTATAACCATTTATTCAGCAGCCATACGTTTAAGACTGAATGTCAGCGTGAAGTAAATACTCTCAGAACCAGAATAGAGAATCTAGAAAATGCGTTCGACAAAGAGGCTAAACGAAATAAGAGCGTTACCATGCGTTAGATGTGGTTATCCTCACTCACAAGCGGCTCATTCTAATTTCAGTGAACATGGTAAAGGCAAGGGCATTAAAGCAGATGATAAATACACAATACCTTTGTGCCATTCCTGCCATCAATGGTTTGACCAGTATCGAGGGATGGGACTTGTAGAATCTAAAGAATGGTTCGACAAGATGTTAGAAAAAACAGAGCGGATGCTTAATATTAAAGATGGTGAGGTGTTTTGATGAGTAGGACTCGCAAAGGCAGTAAGCCACAAAATTGTGACTATGAGTATTGGTCTAAAAGAGTCGGAAATAAAGGTGGTGGGCGCGGATTAGGCCGTAAAACAAAGAAGGAAACGTTATCTAGAGAGCGCATGTTAGGTAAGGCGGCTCTTATTAGTGAGCTTAAAGAGCAGGATGTTTTTTGATATATTGAATGTTCTTGATAATTTGGCATTAAAAATGAAAATAAGTGACTACGTTAAAGCTACTGTTAATGAAAATGGCTTTGGATTCTCTGGCGTTAGTAAAAGTGATCAGCTGGACCACTATTTAAGTAGTACTGACTATGACAGAACTTCATATGAATTTAATCATGCACGAATGATTTTGATATATGAAGCAAATCTCGATCAAGAAGTTAAAGAGAAGATCAATAAAGCATTCCAGAAAGCACTAACTGGAGAATAACCAGAACTACCTTAAGGGTGGTTTTTATTGCTTGAACATTGATCAATTCTCAGGTAAATTAAAGTTTCTGATGTATATCTAGTTACTTTAATAAACTATAAATAAACCTTGAGGATACGGCCATGAAAACTCTAGCTAAATTTTAATTAAGACTTGCTGGTCATATATAGAATTCAAAAAGGCGCTTAACAGCGTCTTTTTTATTGCGAGGTCAAAATGGAACCTAGATTCGTCATCAAAAACCATTCTGACATCAACTATGTAATTGGGTATCTCAATACCAATCATGCAAAGGCAGCGAGTGAAGGGAAGCCGTTAGTCGTATTGATTGCACCACAAGAGAAAGATCGTTCAAAGGCTCAAAACCGTTTGTACTGGATGTGGCTTCATACTTGGAGTAAGAAGCAGGGAACGGATAAAGACTATGAGCATCTGTTCTTCAAGAAGAACTTCTTAGCAAAAATCTATGACCGTGATGACGTTGGCCAATACAAGAAAACATTCAAGGCTGTTAGAGAGTTGAAGGATTCTAAGCATCCTCTTTACCAAGATGTAGCAAACGGCCTATGCGAGCTAATGAGCACTACAGATGCAAGTACAGCTCAATTCACTGAATACCTTAACGACATTCACGCCTTCTGCAATAAAAACGGATGTTATTTGGAAACACCTGATGATCTTAAATTCGCATTAGAACAATAGGAATTAAATATGGCAGCTCCAATCGGCAATAGATTCTGGGAGCAGCGCAGCTCTCATGGTCGGAAACCGATCTTCGAAGATCCAGAACAACTATGGGAAGCTGCCTGTGAGTATTTTGAATGGGTGACAGATAACCCACTAGAGGAAGCTAAGGCATTTGCATATGAGGGCGTTGTAACAGTTGAAGAGTTGCCCAAGATGCGCGCAATGACCATTCAAGGTTTGTGTTTCTTTCTTGATATCTCTGATGAGACTTGGGCAACTTACTGCTCTAAAGAAGGTTTTATTGGAATCTGTAGCGATATCAAAAGGGTTATCTTCACTCAAAAGTTTGAAGGTGCAAGTGCTGGATTGCTTAATGCTTCTATTGTTGCCCGTGAGCTTGGCTTAGCTGACAAACAAGAGAATAAGCTGACACTTGAAGTTCAGTCATTATCCGAGTTGATGGATGAAATAGGGAAGGATGATTAATTATAAGGAGTAGCCATGCTGAAACCTGAGCATAAAGCGAAACTTAAAGACCAGTTATGGCGCTTAAATAATCTTTACTACATTACGAATAAAGAGGGTAAGCAAGTTAAGTTCAAGATGACACTTGAACAGCTTGAATACTTCGAAAACGAATGGACACGTAACATCATCTTAAAGGCACGTCAGTTAGGTTTTACCACTGAGATGTGCATGATTCAGTTAGATGCTGCATTGTTCATGTCTGATAAGTGTGCTTTGATTGCCCATACATTACATGATGCTAAGCGTCTATTCCGTGAAAAGGTTAAGTACGCTTACGATCGCTTGCCACACCTTATCAAAGCAGCCAATCCTTTAGAGATTCAAACTAAAGATGAGCTTGTTTTTAGCAAAGGTGGCTCAATTACCGTTTCAACTTCATTTCGTGGTGGAACATTAGACCGATTACATGTGTCTGAGTTCGGTAAGATTTGTGCGAAGTTCCCAGATAAAGCACGTGAGATTGTTACTGGTGCATTTGAAGCAGTAAGCCTTAAAGGTCGTATCACACTCGAAAGTACAGCAGAGGGTAAAAGCGGTTACTTCTACGAATTCTGCCAATTGGCAGAAAAGTTATTACTACTCAGCAAAAAACTAAGTCCACTTGATTGGAAATTCTTTTTCTTCTCCTGGTGGAAGAATGCTGATTATGAAATTGAACCAACTGAAGAACTCCCACAGCGCCTAGTTCAATACTTTGAAGAACTGGAAGTTAAGCACAAGATTAAAACAACGCCAAAGCAAAGGGCTTGGTATCACTCAAAAGAGAAAACGCTTGGCGAGGATATGAAGCGGGAATATCCAAGTATTCCTAGTGAAGCTTTTGCTCAGTCTGTTGAAGGTGCTTACTACAAGAACCAATTTAAATTCTTGTATGCCAATAAACGCATTGGTGTATTGCCTTCTAATGATCATTTACCTGTTATGACCTTCTGGGACTTAGGTGTCTCAGACTCAATGGTGATCTGGTTTATCCGGAAGTTATCAGATACTTGCTACCAAGTTATCGATTACTACGAAAACTCAGGCGAAGGTATGCGGCACTATTTCAAAGTGCTTAAAGAAAAAGGCTACAAGTACAGCAAGCATTATGCTCCGCACGACATTAAAAACCGCTCTCTTATGAATGATGGTAAGTCTCGCCTAGACATTGCCAAAGAGGGTTATGTGCTTGATGACGGGGAGAAATACTCAGTCAACTTCGAAGTGGTGCCAAATATAACGGTGATGGATGGTATTGAGCAGGTTCGTGAGATTTTGCCTCTATGTGAATTTGATGAGTACAAATGTGCAGAAGGCATCACTCATCTTGAGAACTACCGAAAAGAGTGGAATGACAAGCTTGGATGTTGGAAAGACAACCCACTTCATGACATTCACTCACACGGTGCTGATGGCTTCCGTATGTTTGCTGTGGCTATGGGTAAAAAGGTTGTTGCAAAAACACTAGATATAGGAATGGTTTACTAATGCCAGTTAATACTGAACATCAAGCTTATGCAGACATGAAAAAGCGTTGGGAAACTATCGACGATGTCTGTGATGGTTCTGCCAAAGTGAAAAAACGTGGCGAACTTTATTTACCAAAACCCAATGTATCGTCTGATTTAACGCAGAATGATCAATATTATTTGGCTTACTTAACCCGTGCTGTGTTTTATGAGATTTCTAAAGACACATTAAACAAGATGGTGGGCGTGGTATTTGCTGAGGACCCAACGTTCGAACCGGATGGAATGGATTTTCTTAAATACGATGCAGATGGTACAGGTAAGTCAATTTACCAAGTTGCACAATCTGCCTTGCAAGGTCAGCTTAAACATGCACGTGGTGGTTTATTTGTTGATTATCCAACTACTGACGGCAATGTGTCTGTGCAGCAGGCAGAGAGCTTAGGCATTCGACCAACAATCGTATTTTATGAGTCGTTGAGCATTATCAATTGGAGTCTAAAGCGAGTTGGTTCGGTCTATAAGCCAGAACTAATCGTTTTGCATGAGAAGACTACAGAAAAGGATCCAGAGGACGAGTTCTCTAAGAAAGAAATCAATATCTACCGAGTACTTCGCCTAGATGAAAACAATGAATACTATGTACAGATTTATACTGATCAATCAGGTGAATTAAAGGGTGGAGATATCTTCTATCCGACGAATTCATTAGGCCAAAGATGGAATGAAATTCCGTTTATTCCTTTGGGGTCTTTGGCTAATGATTGGAATATTGATCCAATCCCATTAGAGCCAATTGTAACAATGAACTTAGCCCATTATCAGAACAGCGCAAGCTATGAAGAGATGGTTTTCATTTGTGGACAAGCCCAACCGGTTATCAATGAACTTGATGAAGGTTGGCGTGATTGGTTGCAGAAAAATGGTGTCCGCCTAGGTTCTAAGAATCCTCTAATGCTTCCGAAAGGTTCATCATTTGACTACAAGCAGGTGACTGAAAGCACCTTAGCGAAACAGGCTATGGATGCTAAAGAAAAGTACATGCAGGCGATGGGGGCGAAGATCCTTGAGACTGAACAAGTCAATAAGACTGCTACCCAATCAAATAATGAAAAGCTTGCCCAGTACAGTGTCCTTTCTTTGTGTGTAGCAAATACCAATGAGGCGATGGAATATGCGCTTAAATGGTGTGCGGCATACTACGGAAGTGGATCTAAGGCGAAACTCACCATTAAGCAAGACTTCGCCAAAGGCAAGATTGACCTTGATACGCTTAAATTCTATTGGGAAATGGTACTTGCTAATCGAATGAGTATGGAAACATTCCATGAGTTGCTTACAACTGGGAAAGTGCCAGAAATTAGCTTTGAAGATGAGCAAACACGCATCGAAAGCGAGTCAGTCAATAGACCTATGGTGGTTTAAATCGCAGGAGTGACAAATGAACGTCCAGTTGTCACAACAGGCATTACTTGATGCACTGGTTTCACATCAGGCCTATCTGTATCGGCTCTCTTCAACTGAAATCAATAATCTCCTAACACAATTTGATTCGCTCTCTAGTGAGATGCTTTCAAAGTTAAGAGATTTGTTAGATGACTTGAGTGACGCTGAAAAGACTGCATTGATGGCAGCGCAATACACAACACCTGCTTTGAAAGAAGTTAGAGCACTGGTTCAGACTTGGCAGGCAAGTGTAGCGTCAGGATTGCTTGAGAGCTTCACTGTAAGCGCTACTGCATTAGCGGTGTATGAAGCTACATATCAGGCTAAAACCCTCGCTAATCGCAAAATAGAACCAAATGGAAAGACGCTATTCAACAAGGCAAAGAAAACGCCTTTAAGCGGTGGTGTGCTGCTTGATTACCTATTCGAGAAGATCGCAGACGATGCAAAAGTTCGGGTAGAGCAAACAATTCGAGACGGCTTATCTAAAGGTCAGACAAACCAGCAAATTGTTCAGCGGATTAAGGGCAAGAAAGCACTTAATTACCAAGATGGCTTGCTTGATCAGAGTAGAAACCAGATTTCTACAATGGTCCGTACTGCTAGAAGTCATGTGTCAAATGTGGCCTTGAATGAAACGTATCAGACCATTGGTGTTGAGTATGTAAAGTTCATCGCAACACTAGATAGCCGCACTTCTAAAATCTGCATGGGTTATTCAGACAAGGTTTATAAGAAAGATGAACCTCATCCTGTGCCACCACTTCACCCCAACTGTAGATCGATCCTAATTCCGGTTTCGGATGATTCAGGAAAAACAATTGGGATGCGTCCATTTAACAATAAAGTGAATGGTGAAGGTGAGATAGGCGTGGTTGATTCAAATACAACTTTCAAAGGTTGGTTTGATAAACAAGATGCAGCTTTTCAAAAGTCCTGGCTTGGGCCGACAAGATACAAGCTATTCAAAGAGGGCAAATATTCTCTGGATAAGTTTATTGATCCGCTTACAGGTCAGCCATTCACACTTGCTGAACTAAAAAAGCTAGATGAAGAAATGTTTAAGAGGTTGGGGTTATGAAACAGATAACTATGACTGAGGCACAGTACATACTTAGTACAAACCTTATTTTATTGCCTTTTGTTCGGAAGATAGTTCCAAGATATATGGCGATTTCTGGCTATAGCTTTAAACAGCCTAAAGCATGTACCCAGTATTAAACCTAATTCAAACCTTAGCACCTTCGGGTGCTTTTTTATTGCCCGCAGTTTGTGACTGCAAAACCGCTCAGGGAGCAAAACATGAAATACAAACTCGATAGCCTAGAGGGCTTATCTGATGAAATGAAAGCACTTTATGAAGAAAAAGATGGCGCATTTTATTTAAAAGTTGAAGGTCTGCCGCAGCAAGATAATTCAGAACTGGATGGGCTGAAACGGAAAGTTGAAGAACTTCTTGGTGAAAAGAAAACTGCCCAGCAAAAACAACGCGAAGCCGAAGAGAAAGCTCAACGCGAAGCTGAAGAAGCAGCCCGTAAAAAAGGTGACGTTGCTGCAATTGAAGCATCTTGGAAAGCCAAGCTTGAGCAAGCAGAAGCAAAACATGCAGAAGCTACCAAAGCATTGCAAGACCAAGTCTACAAATTAACTGTCGGGCAAACAGCACAAGCATTAGCAAGTGAGCTTTCAATCAAAGGCTCGGAGGCAGTTTTGCTTCCACATATTACAAATCGTCTTCAGGTTGAAACTGATGAAAACGGTGAGGTCAAAGTACGTGTACTAGATTCGCAGGGCAAACCTAGTGCTTTAAGTATTGATGACCTCAAAAAAGAGTTTCGTAGCAATGTGGCGTTTAAGCCATTAATTGTTGCTTCAAATGCGTCAGGAAGTGGGGCTTCTGGCGGTGGTTCGGGTGGTGGAGCTGCCAAGAAACCAAGTGAAATGACCACGCAAGAGCGCTTGGAATTCCAAAAGAATGACCCTCAAGGGTTCCAAGCAGCAGTAGCGAATGGTGACTTTAATAATTAATTATTGGGAGTAACTCCATGCCTTCTTTAGTAGAAGTATTTAACCGTGACGTAGTTTTATCTTACCTGCGTCCAAATCCTGTGGCAGTTTCGCCACTTGTGCAATCAGGTGCATTTGTATCTGATGAATCTTTACGTCCTTTGCTTACAAGTGGTTCATCAACATTCGTCGTTCCATACATTAACGGTGTGGATGGTAATGTTGAACAGAACTATGGCAACACTATCTTGACTGATATTGCAATGCCTCGCTTTATTGATGCTGGTGAAATGCAAGGCCGTGTTGCATATGTGAACGAAGGCTTTCTTGAGTCAGTTCTTGGGCAGTATTTATCTAAGGTCAACTCGCTTGAGCTTATTGGTGGGATGCTGAATAAGTATTGGCAACAAGCTGCGGAAAACCGTGCTTTAGCTACCGTTATTGGTCTACGTAATTATGACCAAGCAAATGGCAAACGATTCACTACTGATATCTCAGCATCGACGGCTACAGATGCGTCACGCTGGTCAGTAGATGCCTACATTGATGCAGAAAGTACAATGAATGCTTCATTGCGTGGACGTGGTGTGATGTTTGTGCATTCACGTATTGCTGCGAAGATGCGTAAACAGCAATTACTTGAACAAGTGACCACAAGTGATAACTTGCCACCAATCACCGTTTACAACGGGCGCGCAGTCATTGAAACAGATACCAATACGCAAATTGGCACAGGCGCAAATGCTAAGTTCATCACGATTCTTGCAGGTCCACGCGCATTTGCATATGACTCTGTTCCCGGTCCAAAAGATTTGAAGGTTGAAGAAACACAATCAACTGGTAATGGTGCTGGTCATGAAATCCTTTGGACGCGTCGCAACATGTTGATCCATCCACAAGGTTTTAGCTTCATTGCACCTAAGGACACTTTAACTGGTGGTACTGCTCGTGAGTCGTTAAGTGCATCTTGGGCTGATTTGCAGAAGGCAGCTAACTGGGAACTTGTAACCAAACCAGAAGACACCTCAATCCGCTTCCTAATTACTAACCTTTAAGGAGAGCAGTCATGGCTGAGAAGCAACCAGACTACAAATACCAATACCCAACAGACCGCCGATATGCTGATGATGCAACTGACACGTTAGCAGCTGGCACCATGTTTGACCCTGCCAAAACAGCAGGTGACTATGGCATTAAGGACCCTGAAGTAGCGGTTCCTGTGCCAGAAGCACCTGAGAATGGTGGTGCATAACTAAAGCAGGGCGGCTTTCGGGCCGTCCTTCTTAATTAGATTTTTAGGATTAAGCTATGAACTATGTAACAGTCGAAAGTGTGACTCAAAAGCTAGGGCCTAACTGGTGGGGAAATGGTGATCCGGTTATTGCTGTAATGCAGGCTAATGCGTGGCTTAATGCTAGAAATTTACCCGACTATCCAGAAGGTGAGGTTCCGGATGCAATTCTTACCGCAGGTGCGTATTTGGCGAAGCTTGCAGCATCAGGGCAGCTATATACCACTAAAGAAGGTGTGGTTGCTTCTAAGACCGTATCTGCTCAATCTGGAACATCAGTAAGCAAGACCTATGTTGCTGGAAAAGAAGAAACAGTCAGTGGTGATATGCAATTCATCCTTGATCTACTTGAGCCATTCTTTAGCGAGAAGTATCACATCAACACACATGTCATTACGGAGTAGGCCATGGGAATGCGTGATGAGATTCAGCAAGAACTTGGGGCTGCGTTTGATGCTGAGGATGAGCTTGCAGATGCTGTAGATACATTCACTTGTACCCGCAAAAAACTAGTTAGTTCTAATCCCGCTACAGGTGAAGATACTTACATTGAATATGTCTATAGCGGTAGAGGCGTCCTATTTGGAAGCTGGGCAAAGGATTTAGTGAAGCCTATAGATTACCGCGCCACAGACTCTAAAGCCGTGTTATTGCAAAATGAAGTGAAGGATGCGGCAGGAACTTTAGTTGATCCAGATGTTAATGACATTTGGGTGATTGAAGGCGGGAATTATCGGGTTGTGAGTTATGGAAAAGATGCGGCAGATGCGACATGGGTTGCACAATTGAGGAAAGTCTAATGATTAACTTAGATGATGGGAACTTAATAAGTCAGGCTGTAAACCAAGAGGGCGTTTATCACGCTGAGGTTCGCAAATCCACTAATGGCCCAAAGAAGGTGCTGTTAGATGGCGAAGAATGTAAGTATGTAATCTTTGCAGATACTAACAAAGGCTATCTTATTCGACATAAAACCACCATTGACGGTCGAGTGTTTACAGTAGGGAATGAGCCAGTATTTGAGATACTGTTTGGTAAAGTTGAGGTGACTTTTAATGGGCTGGACAAGCAAACCGAGTGCCTTCACTAAAACGATTGAAGCCGATCTAACCAAAAAGCAAAAAGATATTGTGATTGATGCATTACAAGGTGTTGTTCTACAAAGCCCGGTTGATACAGGGGCTTTTAGAGCATCTCACAGAGTCAGTATTAACCAGACCGACCAATCATTTAATGAGGCTGAGAAAGACAAAGGCGGTGGTTCAACCATTAGCAAAGGCACAAGCGTCTTATCTCGCCTTGTTCCTTACTCAACTGTCTACATCCAAACGAATGCGCCTTATGCAACCAAAATTGAATATGGCAACTTCACTGATAAGCCAGAAACACCAAAAACAACAGGTGGATACTCAAGACAAGCTCCTCAAGGTGTCTACGGCTTAACCTTTAACTATATTGCTCAGAAATACGGTGGTTAAAATGGCAATGACTTTAGATCAAGCACGACAAGCCATTATTACTAGAGCAATAGCCTTTACTGGAATTGAGCAGAGCCGAATTAAATATCCTAATAAGGACTTTACTGTGCCGGTTGATGGGCTATGGTGTGACATTAACGTACTGTGGGGTGGTTCGATTATTGCTGCAATTGGTGATACACCATGCACAAGACGAACAGGGATTATCTCAATCAACTGTATGGCTCGTTTAAATACTCATGAAGTAGCAATCACAAAACTCGCTGATGCGTGGTTAGCCCATTTTGAATACTACACTCAAGGTCAATTGGATATTAAACAAGGTGATGTTCAGAACCTTGGTGATGATGGAAACTTTGTGAAGTACAATGTAAGAATCGGATATTTGGTGAACTGATATGAGCATTCCAGAAATAACAAAAGAAGGGACAGTAAGAGCTTGGACAGAGGAAGATGAATCTAAAGCAGATAATCACACAGAAATGCTTATAGTAAAAGATGCTTCAACGTTGCTTTGGGTAGTGGAAACATGTGCGCACAATATTGCCTCATTAGACATTCTGGAAGCAGTTTGCCTAACAGAAACCAAGGCAAATGAGATTGCACAAGAAATTGAGAATAAGAAGACTAATGAATTTTTAAGTGTATCTATTCGTAAGGTGCAAGCAGATGAATTTTGTGGCCCATTTCGCGCTTTCAAAACGAACTAACTAGGAAATACAGAATATACACCGCCGAAAGGCGGTTTTTTGTTGTCTAAATAATTTATGTACCACCTTTCGAGGTGGTTTTTTTATGCCTATAAGGAGTAAAAGCCATGTCGAGTGGTGCAAAGATCCGTCTTTACTATGCTGAAGAGCAAACCCCTGAAGTATTGCCAACAACACCAGTCTGGAAAACTGTTCGTCGAGTGACTGATGGTTTAACTGAAAACGTTACTACTGAAGCATCAAGCAGTGTGGCTGATACCCGTTTCCGTCAGGGTGGTATGGCAACTGAAGCAGAAATTATTGGTTCACTTGAAGTAGAGCTATCAATTGGTCTTTTTGATGACTTCTTGTCAGCAGTTGCAATGAATAATTGGGCGAGCGATGTTCTTAACTTTGGCGGGAATGTACGAAAAACATTTACCTTCGTCAAAGTATATGAAGACATTAACCAGGTATTTATTTACCGCGGTGTACGTTTCAATGAATTTACAATGTCGATTGCCACTACTGGAAAAATCACAGCGACATTTGGCTTGATGGGTACTCTGTTTGAGCGCACAACTACAAGCCCTGTTACTTCGCCTTTACCGGTTCCGGATTTAGTGCTTGTTTCAGCGCTTAACGTTGGCGACCTTAAAGTTAATGGTGAAACTGTGGTGGGCACTGCTTGTATGCAGTCGCTTGAACTGACTATCAACAACAATATGGAAGCAATCCGTTGTATTGGCTCTCAGAAGCTCACAGCAACTACCTATCTTGAGAAGATTGTAGATGTAACTGTTAACACCCAATACATGTTCTCGGCTCAGTCAGCAGCTTATATAGACTTCATTAAGACCCGTGACACCATGCCTCTAGAATTCTCTATTGAAGATGATGCAGGTAATGGTTATGCCTTCCAGTTCCCACAATTAGAAGTAGCAGAAGCAAATCATCCAGATGGCGGTGGTGAAGACACCATCACAATCGACATCAACTACAACCATATTCGCGTATCGCCAGTTATTACTCGTGTGATTGCACCTGTTACACCTTAATACTGATTTGGCAGCTTTATTGCTGCCTTCTTATTTGGAGATATAACATGGCTCTTGAAGTCAATATTCAAAGAAATAAAGACGTTAGTTTGTGGCGCGAATATAAAGATGAAGAAGGTAATGTACTTGCTGAGTTCAAAATCCGAGGCATTGGATATAAGCCTTATCAAGTAGCTTTAGAACGTGCGAATAACCAAATCACAGCTAAAGGATTTGATGTTGCTAAAGCTTCACCCGATGACAAACTCTTTCATGAATTACTATTGGAAGCAGTTGCATGCCATTTAATTGAAGACTGGAAGGGTGTTGTATTTGTCGAAGAAGGTCCTAATGGCGAACAGTTAAAGTCCGAACCTGCATACAATGCAGAGAACGCTACGAAATTGCTTAACATGGGCGATTTAGGGGTTTCTCTCTGGTCCTTTATTCGAACTGAATCAGAAAAGATTCAATCAGATGCGAACCAATATCGAGATGATGTTGTGGGAAAGTCACAACACTCTACACCTACGCGAATAAATACGCGGGGCTCACGGACCACGAAAAAAAGCAAAGAGAAGCACTCGGCGTAAAGCTTCCGGACGCGCCTGACTATTCTTATGTAGCTAATGCAATTCTGTCTGCATATAACACAATTTCAAGATCTAGACGCTATGAACAAGGAGTTCCGCTGGCAATAGATATTTCTGCAATTAATGCTTATGTAGAACAATACGATCTACCTGTTGAGCGATACATTTTTAATGATTGTATCTTCTCTTTGGATGATATGTTTTTGGATGAGGCTCATAAGAAGGCGACGCAACGAGCGACGAAGACTTAAGTGCTGACTTTCGGAACATAACTTAGACTATGCGACGTGATTTAGCGCGTTTGATGTTACATAATACGCCTATGCCCTTGACATTCCAGTAAAGATTCCTTATTGACAGGAATGTCATTATCAAATATTCTATCAATGTAGTCGCAGCGCGGTATAAATACACCACGCCTAGATTGAGGTACGATAAACACTGCGATAATCGTAAACGTATTGTAAATACGTTGCCTCTAGGTGCCGAATACAATATTAATTATAACCCTGCTTATCTTTACCACCTCTTATCAAGTCTAAACTTATGGAATTGCCAGCTATGGATAATCTTTTTTTATTTGATGAAAAAAAGTTGACCCAAGCAGCAGCTTTTTTTCTGTTTAAAGCTAATGGACATTTGCCAATTCTTAAGCTCATGAAATTACTTTATATTTCTGAAAGAGAGTCTTTTAGAAAATTTCATCGCCCATTTATTGGAGATAGTTTAGTTTCCATGAAGCATGGTCCTGTTTTATCAATAACATATAATGTTATGAATGGGGCTGTTCGTCATCAAGAGTTTTGGAATGAGTGGATATCTGATCGCTCAAATAATGAAGTTGCATTAAGAGATAAGAGTATGATTCGAAGCGAAGATGATTTGCTTGAATTGAGTGATAATGATATCTCTTTATTAAATAATGTATGGCAACAATTTGGGCACTTATCAAGATGGGATTTAGTTGATTGGACTCATACTCATTGTCCAGAGTGGATTGATCCTGGTGCAAGTAGCACTCCAATTCGCTATGATGATTTATTCTCTGCATTGGGATTTAATCAAGAACTTCAGAAGCATATTATTGAAGATATGGAATCTGAAGTTAGAATGAATCAGGAAAATAAAAACTTATGTTGTTAGGATGCTGATTACTAATGAACTGGGAAGGTAAAGTTGGGGATGCTTTTTTTCGTCCAGATGGCTTAAAGGACCATCTGAATGTTGTACTATTTGAACCAAGTAAATACACTCAACTTGGTTATGGTAATAAAATTTGCATTGTAAGAGTTAACATCACAACACTCTATGTGGATAAGTATTACGATTCAGCCTGTATAGTTAAAAAAGGCGAACATCCTTTTGTTCAGCATGACAGTTATGTGCTTTATCGAAAACTTGAAATAGAAGATTTTGAACATGTGATAAACTGTGTTAACGATGGTCCTTGGCGTCCAGCCGATCCGGTAAGTGCAGAATTGTTATTAAGAATGCAACGGGGTGTAAACATCTCTGGAGATACTCCTAGAAAATACAAAGTTCACCTTCCTGAAGTTGATGCAAATAATAAAACTGAATAACCACCCTAGGTGGTTTTTTATTGCGCCAAAAAGCACCGTGAGGTGCTTTTTTTAATAATGACCTTCTAATCCATCGATTCTTTTGTCTTGTTCATTTTGATATCTCTCAAAATATTCTATTTGTTCTTCCAATTCTATAATACGGTCAGAAAGATCATTAAGTTTTAATAATTCTTTAAGAATTGATTGCGCCCATTTTTCCAATTTTTCGGGGTCATTTATATTTTTTGGACTTGTTGGTTCTGGCAAGTTATCAAGCTCAAATGTTTTCTCAAGCCTTAACTGAGCTTCTGCATTAATTGATCTACTATTCTTTTTTGCTGCCTCAACAATTTGCTGTTTTAGCTCAGCAGGTATCCTAAGATTAAACTGAACATCTTCAGACATTTTATTACCTAACATTTGATAGCATTTGTTAGCAAGTATATTGACACAAGGTAAAATGATTTGCTATGTTAGCAATTGTTAGCTTGTGCTAACATTTCTTGGAGGTAGAAATGGCAAGATCAGACCCTCAAGTAAACTTTCGTTTACCTGAACATACATTGGAGCGATTTAAGGAGGAAACTCAAAAGGATCGTAGAACTCTAACAGCTCAACTTACTATGATAATTGAAGAGTGGTTAGTTAAGAGAGCATCAAAAGAAGCTGAATCATGAAAATGATAGACAAGAAAAAAGCAGACATCCGCCAAGATCAATCTGCTTCTGTTTAACCCACACTAAGGAATTAAACCTATGACAAGTTTAGCACAAAACTTTTTAAACCCAAACAATAAGCCTCTAGTTATTGGTGACTTTACGATTCGCCAAGATGAAGAAGGTCGTTTTATGTTGGGTGATCTTCATAAAGCAAGTGGGCACAACCAAAAGCACCAGCCAGCTTTCTTTTTGAGAAACCAACAAACTAAAGATTTAATTGCAGAAATTGAGGCATCTGCAAATTTGCAGACCACTTCAGAGAACCACTCTGCAAATTTGCATAGTGCCGTAAAAGTAATCAATGGTGGTGACAACAGAGGAACATATGTTGTTAAGGAACTAGTTTATGCATATGCAATGTGGATTAGCCCTAAATTCCACTTAATGGTAATTCGTGCTTACGATTCACTTGTTATGGAATGGCTATTAAATGGTAAGCAAACAATTTCACCAGAGCAGGCAGGAGTTCTCTACAACATTGTTCATACACGAGCGAATGGTAATAAGAACTTAATTGTTCAAATGTGGAGTCGTTTAAAGAATCATTTTAAATACTCAGCAAGTTACCGTGAATTACGTGCTATTCACTTTGAAGATGCTAAGCACTATCTAGAAGTCATGGATTTAAATGCTAAGCCTGAAAGCATGATTCTCATGATGTTGTAGCTCAGTTAGATGAATATCTAAAAAACCTTAATAGTCGCTATCCTGCTCTAAAATGTCCATATGCATATGAAGCCGCTATGAAGATTGCAGATGATATGAGTTATCGCGATACTAAAAAACCGCAAAGTTATTATGTAAGTTTCCAGAATGGGAAGATAATTACCCGATGGTTGGAAGAGCGCTTTTATCCAGTAGATATGATTGAGTTATCAGAAATCTTCGAAAAATTTTATAAATTTTCACGAAGTAATGATCTTCTAGATATTGGCAGAAACTTAAAAGCAAATATCAGTAGTTAATTAGACAAGACCCGCCTAGTGCGGGTTTTCTTTATGTGACATTTAATGATCAGTTTGTTAAAGTTAGTACACTTTATAATAAACGGTAAAAACCATGAAACAAGTCATTTTAAGTCTTTTATTAGTTTTAAGCTCATTAAGTGTTGCGGAAGCAGGTAGAGGGAGACAACCGTGCTCTGGTAAGAAAGGTGGGATAAGTCATTGCGATGGTAGTAAGTTTGTTTGTAATGATGGTTCCATCAGTGCTTCTAAAAAGATCTGCTCTAGATAGGTGATGTGATGGGATTGAATTTTAGAAAAAGTATAAAAATTGCTCCTGGAATCCGTGTCAATATTAGTAAAAAAGGGCTATCAAGTGTTTCTGTGGGTGGGAAAGGTGCACGTGTAAATGTAAGTAAGAAGGGTACTCGCACAACAGTAGGTATTCCAGGTACTGGTCTTTCTTATACAACAAATACCAGCTACAAGAAGTCAAAAGGGACTTTAAATGATCCTATTCACTTAATACAACAAGAAGATTTAGGTAAAGAAAAAAGAAACATTTTAGTTTCCATTCTTTTATGGATAGGGATTCTATGGGCGCCTTATATTTTTGCATGGTTCACTTTGCAAAGAAAATACTCCAATACTGAGAGATTTATTGCTTTTGGTTGGCTGATAATTGTTGTAATAGCAATGTTGATTAAATAACAATGAAGCTAATAATAATTTTATCGTGCCTATTGCTTAGTCTGGTTAGTATTAGTGTATTTGCAGATAGTGATAGCGCTGACTCAAATAGACTGGAAGAACTTGCAAAAACACTTTCTTCCGGCTCATATACGCATCCAAACGATATTGAGTTGCCAAAGGTGAATTACTCTAATTTGCCTTCTATAAGGAAGTCAATTGAGCAAGCTGATCGACAAATAGGTAATGAAAGCAAAAATAGAAAATCTCAAAAGATGCATAGTAAAAATGCACAATTAGGATGTTCTTGTAGCTCATATAAATATTGTATTGGTCCACGCGGTGGTAGGTATTGCTATACTTCAGGCGGAAATAAATCTTACAGATAGGTTAATTATGAAAAAATTAATTTTACTTGGTTTGGTGGTTTTATTAGGTGGTTGCAAAGAAGCTAATACTGGGGTTGATAAAAAAGTATTCAATTCAACTTATGATAAGTGTGTTGATTATCTAACCAACTCATTAAAAAGCCCATCCAGCCTAAAGATTGGAGAGGCAAATATCTCTACAGTTATCCCGCCAGCTGAGGATATTGCTGATGTATTTGGTGATCTCATTACTAAAGATGGAATAGTAAAAGACAGTATCAAGGAAGAGAAAGCTAGGTTTCGAGAATTAACAGTAGATATTGATTATGAGGCCCATAACTCATATGGAGCGTCAATAAGAGGATATTATCAATGTAGCTTTATTTATCGATTGAATAAAGATGAGGCAAGCCCTGAGCCATTGAATACTTATCTATACAAGTTGAAAAGTGATGGTGAAGATATTGGGTTGGCTGCACATATTCCTCTTGCTGAGTTTCAAGGTTCAAACTTTTATTTAAATAAAGCTATTAAAAGAGTTGTTGGTGCTAAAGATAGTCCATTCAATGAAATTGATAACAAGCGCTATAAAGAAATCGAAACAGTCTATAGAAATCAAAAGCACGAAAGAGAAGCTGAAAAATTACGCGAAAGTTGGAATGAAACCATGCCTAGCGTAGAGGTGGCAGCAGCAGCTGCCGCGGCTGATATTGCAGCCATAGCTGATGAATCTGATAGATAGTTAAGTTTAGTTACTAACCCACTCATTGAGTGGGTTTTTTATTGCCTAGAGGAAAGTAAGATGGCACAAGAATCACGTCTCGTCATTGTAATTGATGCTAAAAATGCAGAGCGTAATGCACGAAATCTAGGCAATGAATTGGATAGCATTGAGCGTAAAGGTGACTTTGCCACCAAATCAATGGATGCGTTATCTGTTGCTACACGTCAACTTGCTGGATACATGGCTGGCTTGGTCACAGTTGGGGCTGCAGTTTCAAAGATGGATACTTACACGGGCATCCAGAACCAACTGAAGCTTGTGACAGATGGGCAAAACCAACTAAATACAGCAATGGATAATACTTTTGAGATTGCACAACGCTCGCGTTCATCATGGGAATCGACTGCTACTGTCTATCAAAAACTAGCAATGAATGCCAAAGATGTCGGGCTTGCGCAAGAGGATATTGGGCGATTAACAGAAACAATCTCTAAAGGAATTGCGCTATCAGGAGCAACAGCAGCCCAAGCGGATGCTGCAATTATGCAATTAGGTCAGGCCCTTGGTAGTGGTGCATTGCGAGGGGATGAATTCAACTCAGTAATGGAAAATGGCTATGGATTAATGCAGTTGTTAGCAAAAGGGATGAATGTCCCAATTGGACAACTTAAATCTATGGCAGAAAATGGAGAATTAACCTCTGAGAAGGTCACCAAAGCATTATTAAAAATGTCAGATGAAGCTGACAAGCAATTTGGCAAAACAGATTCAACAATTGGGCAATCATTGGGCTTATTAAGCAATAGTTTAACTCAGTTCATTGGAGAGGCAGGTAGAAGCTCAGGTGCTGCGCAAGTACTTTCAGGCTCAATAGAAGGTCTTGCTAACAACTTTGAATTATTGGCAGATGGTGCAGTTGTATTAGGAATTGGAGCAATCACCAAAGCGATAATCTCGAAAACAGTTGCGGTTCAATCGGATCTTGTTGCTTCTGCTGCTCAAAAGGTTGCTGATCAAGCACAAAAACAAGATGCACTCATCCTCGCTACTTTAAAAGTAAATGAAGCTAAAGCGCACCTTGCAAATGTTCAGGCGACTAATGCTGAGACGCAAGCAAAATTTGGGGCAACTGCTGCAAATGCACGATACAAAATTGCTTCAGATGCAGTAACGCAAGCGGTAATAGCTCAAACTGCGGCTCAAAATGCGTTAAACACAGCAACAAGCGTAGGTTCTAAAATTTTTGGTTTAGTAGGTGGTTGGGCAGGCGTTCTAACTATCGGTGTTACAGCATTAGCTGCTGGCTACATGTATATGCAAGACCGAACAGAAAAGGCCAACCAAAAACTTAAAGAGCAAGCAGAGGTGGCAAATCAAGCAGCAGAAGAGTTACGTAAACTTCATGGTGTGGAAAAACAGTCAGCTATAAATGATATGACAGCTGCGTTAGAAGCCCAGAACAAGGCTTTACGCGATGCAGAATTAGCAGCAGGTGCGGCTTTAATTGATATTCAAAACTTTGCACAAGGAAATGTAGAGGTAACAAAAATATCCAATGAAGCTCGTCTAGGAACAATTAGCTACACAGAAGCACTGAGAAGACTCAATGGCATGAGTATTCCGCCAGACCTCTATAACGCACTTAAAAAACAAGTTGAAGGGTATGATCAGGCATATTTTGCAGGCGTAAAGTTGGTAGATGGCTTAAAAGCTGTAGGTATAGAAGCAAAACTTCAAGGTAATGCAGCACAAAACGCAGCTAATCAGAATAATATCCATGCGAACAGTTTGGATGGTGTTGCAGGTGCTGCAAATAATGCAACTAATGCACTAAGTGACTATCTAAAGAAATTACAGCAAAGTACTTTTAAGACAGAGCTTTCAAACAAACTTATTGGGAATTATGGTTTTGACCCTGAAAGAGCAAAAGCCTTTGCTGAGGCATATGTTCAGAATGGCAATAAGATATCTGCGCAAGATGCAAAAATTATTGATCAGAATCTTGCCGCCAACCGAAAACTCCAAGCAAGTGAGGAGGCAGTCGCCCAAGCTAAACGTAATAGTGCAGCTGCTGCACGTAAGTCTAATTCGGAGTCAAGCAAAGCAAATCGAGAAGCCATAAAAGAGGCGAACGAAGCTAAAAGATTGTTTGAGGAACAAGCTAGATTACGTGATCAATTTGCAGATAGTTACGCTCCTAAATTGACTCAAATTGAAAATGATTTACAGCGCGAGTTAGCTGAAATCCGAAAGGCAAACTTTGGAAATGAAGAGAAAGACTATATTGCAAAGGCTACGGCTCGTGCTGAATTAAACAAAGAATTGTATTTGCGTGAATTAACATATGAGATCAATCAATTTCACTGGAGTGAAGAGCAGAAACTCAAATACTCATATGAAACTAAGCAGATGCAAATCAAGGAAGGAACTGAGTTAACGGATGATTTAAAGCAGATTCGTCTTGATGCACTTAAGCAGGAGTACGATCAAGAAGTTGGGATGATTCAACTCGCTCAAGAGCAACGTCTTTTTCAGGCTCAGCAATCCTATATGCATGAATCTGATGCTCTTGCAAAAAGATATGAGTTAGAGCGAAAAAAAATTGAAGAAATTCGCGATGCAAAAATACGTGCCGGCTTACTTAATGCGTCTGCAAGAGCAGAAGATAATGAGTATGAGAGTCGAAGAAGGGATTCCTTCCAAAACTACCAAGCTATGAGCGCATCAATGAGTGGCATCCAAGGGTATTACAATCTGGATAAGGAGCTAGAAGATCGCAGAAAAACGATTGCAGATGCCTTGAAATGGAACAATATTTCAGAAGAGGAAGCGCGTGCTTCCAACTTGGCAGCAGAGAAAGCTTATCTGTTAGAAAGGGCTAAATTAAATTCTTTTTATGGAGAACAAATCTCTGGATCAATGGTGGATATGTTGGAAGCAGCTGGTGATAAGCAATCAGGGATTTACAAGGCTATGTTTGCTGCAAACAAAGCCTTTGCTATTGCTCAGTCACTTATTTCCATTCAGCAAGGTATTGCACAAGCGTCCGCAAACCCATTCCCATATAACTTAGCTGCTATGGCTAGTGTTGCAGCAAGTACCGCAAGCATTGTAGGAAACATTCAATCTGTTGCTGGCATTTTCCATGGTGGTAAAGACTATGTTCCTAAAGAGGCGACCTATCTTCTAGATAAAGGCGAACGTGTTGTTTCTCCACGCCAAAACCAAGACTTAACAAGCTTCTTGGCTTCTCAGCGTGAAATGAACCAATACAACGCGATTAACTCTAATCCTACTAATGGTAGTGCCACTGTCTTAGAACCAATCGTGAATGTCTACGTCATGGAAGGACAAACCGCTGACGTGACTAGAAATGATGATGGTTCATTAGATGTTCGCATTAGACAGATTGCTGGAGAAGTTGCAGAACAGGTTTTCCTACAGGGAATTCAAAACCCTAATAGTAGAATCAGCAAGGCATTCAAGCAAAACTACAATGCAACACCTAGACGGCAATAATTGGTAGCCACTTCGGTGGCTATTAAATTTATTCTTTGATAGATTCGAATCTTCTTAATTAAACTTTATGGAAAAGAAGAATGAGTAGAAATGATACTAATTTATTGATAAAAGCAATTTCTGAAAATGCACATAGAGAAGATTATTATCCAGATTTCTATGTGACAGTCGGGGTTGGTGGCAGCGTAATTACTGGTACTGCAATCAGTGAAGAAGAATTTTTCGAACTCGAAGAAAATTCACTTTGGAAGGAATTCTTTTATTCCCATATCAAAGAGCCAAGAGAAGAGATAATTAAAAAGTTAGATGATGGTGAGGAAATTAAATTTCCAGACTCACTTAAAGAACATTTTTTGTATCTTAAAGATGCAAAATATATTCAAAACTCAAAATTGTTCCCAGCTGAGGGCAGACCATTAAGTATTCAGATCCGTGTTTCTGATATTTCAACTTTAAGCCTTGTTGAATTTTGTCAGGGCAAGCCTGCTGATGAGCAAAACCCTTAATTAAAAGTACAGGCATAAGAGAAGAACCGTAAGCGGTATGTAAGTAAAACCGTTTGAAGTTAACAGTATAAGAGAGAACAAACGAAGAGCTGCCTAAGGGCGGCTTTTTCTATTTCTGAATGCGGAAAAACCGCAGGATGAACTAAAAAATTGAAGGATTTAAAATCCTGAAAAAGCAAAAACCCCGATGTTGACGCATCGGGGTTTTTTTACAACTTAACCAGAGCAAGATTAAGGAGATATACAATCTATATGGAGCATTTTAAACCAATAGTGGAGTTAATGAAAGTGTGTATTGAAAAACATGGGTTATGGCAGACCATTATTGCCTTTATGATCCTATTCTCGGTGCCAATAGTACTTTGGAAACTACCTGAAATTATCGCAGCAATTAAAGCTTAAAACCGACCCACTTAGAGGTCGGTTTTTTTATGGGGCTAATATGAACACATTAAAATACTGCTCAACACAAGAGGGTTACTCGGCTAGTTTGAAGAGCGGGGTAATCACTCAAGAGTTAGATGGTGGCGCACCACGTTCACGAAGAGGACTAAAAAATGGGTATCACACTGTCAATGTTCAATGGAAAGTTCTTGAGGATGGGTTTCAGTATCTTGATGCGTTTTATAACGTTTGGTGTGAAGCCCCTAATCAGAAGTTTAGTGCCTCGCTTCGGGTAAATGGTCCAGAATTTAAGCCTTATGAATGCTTATTTGTTGCTGATAGCTTCCAACTGTCGAGCATGCAAGGACCAGTTTATACAGTTACTGCTCAGTTGCGAGTTAAGCCAATTGTAGACTCTGAACTTAATAAGATCATTGTTGAGACTGGGAATGGTGGGGAGGACTTAGCATCGTTATTCAACCCACTCGAAAAACTGGTAAACGACGATCTGCCAAGAGCGATGGAGGGTATTTAGATGCCTGACTATACATCCTTCTTTTTAAACTCAAGCAGTGGTGTGGTGCCGTTGGAATGCGTTGAGATTTCTCATCCAGACTTTACTGAGCCCTTCCGGTTCGTCAAAAACGATACAGAAGGTGTGACTGTAAAGCATGAGGCAACAGGGCCAGATGTTCCATATGAATATCAACCTATGTCCATTCAACGATCTACAGTCACAAATGACCTTGACCAGAAGTTAAACCTAACGATTGCCGATGTAGACGATGAGCTAATTAAATCAGTTGTTTCTGCTCGGTTAGGCACCAACTGGAAAGTTAGACCATCCGTTAAGTGGCGGTTATACCGAGATGATGATCTAACTGCCCCAATGGTTTCTTTACAGACATTAGAGGTCGCCACTCTATCTAAAGATGGCTCTGGTAACTGTACTTTTGATGCACAAGCACCAGAACTTAATAGCGTTAAGACTGGTGAAATCTATTCTTTAGAGCGCTTCCCACTGTTGCGGGGCATGATATGAATCTTGACCACTTACATAACCGAGTCTGGACCAAGGATTACACCTGCAATGAGTTCTTATGTGAAGCATGGAAGGAAGTTACAGGTCGAGATCTTAAAAAACGACTAGAACGGTTTTTAAATGGAAAGGGTAGCTTCAAGAAACTAAAGGAACCCATTTCCCCATGCATTGTATTTTTTACGAATGGCAAAAGAAGTTCAACACATGTTGGGCTTTTTTATTGCGATAAGGTTTTGCACTTAACTGGCCGTGGTGTGCAGTACGTTCCACTTGAGATTATTTCCATGAACTTTCGGGAAACGAGGTTTTATAAATGAGTTTGAAAAAAGTCATCATCGTTCCTGATGTTTATGATCGTTCTACATGGTCAGAGACAGAAGTTGAAGATGTTCTAGCATATATCTACCAACAGTTTGATGTGTGGCCTGAAAACGCAAAGATTTATCACAACCAGATTGCAGAAAGTTGTGATGTCACTCCTAACCATCCAAAAAGAATTAATGCCCAGATTGAACACATTCAGACATTAGAAGGTACTTTTTATGTAGTGATTGAGCCAGCCATTGAGCCATTTACTATATTTATGATCATAACGGCAATTCTGGCGGCTTATAGTGTTTACACTGTATTAACCATGCCGAAGCCACAGGCGCCAGTAGCAGGCTCATCAAACAATGAATTGGCTCAACGCTCTAACCAAGCTCGCTTAAATGCCCGTATTCCTGATATTTTCGGAAAAGTCCGTTCTTATCCGGATTTAATTGCTCAGCCATATACTTATTTTGACGATGCAACAGGCAAAGAGATTGAATATTGCTTGATGGCTATCGGACGTGGCTACTATCAGATAGAAGACTGTCGTGACGGCACTACTGAGGTTTCAGGGATTGATGGGGTTAGTGTCTCAATTTATGATCCAGATGTATCCATTGTGAATGGAATTCCAACATATCAAGTTGGAGAGGCTTTCACCGAGCCACCATTATCTGTAATCAAATCAAGCGCAATCAATGGCCAAACTCTGCAATACCCAAATGATCAAAAAATTGAGTCAAGCCTGATTTACTTTCAATACCCAAATCTAATTAAGACATCTGGTTCAACAATTGATTTCACTACATTGTTTACTGCTAACGATATTGTTGCCATTTATAATGCTAGATATGGTGTGCTTGATGTGATGCTATCAGGCGAAATCATGGTGACAAGTTCGGGTTCCGTCATCATTGAATCTACAACCAATATTGCCAATGAGAACACATTCAAAGGTTTGTTACTAACAGGGGCGCTTGTTGATATCTCTACAACATCGGGTGATCCGCCAGAAACAACTGTGACCAAGCGAGACTTGTCTGGTCAGTATGTCATTTCAGGCATTACTAAAACTGCCATTTCAGGTGGTTTTCATTATGAGATTGTTTTGTCAAACCCAAACACAGTGAACTCAAATTGGCAGTATGTGAATGATGACTATACGCTTACATCTGGAGCACTTTTAAATAAAAACACTCAAGGTATTAATCTTGATGGTTCTTATACGATTGCGACAATTACAGCAGATACGATCACGCTTGCACCACCATCATCTGTAAATAATGAATGGGACAAGCTATCAACGCTGCAAAACCAAAACACCACTGGCCAAGACGTTTTAGTGCGTTTAGATGGTTCAACTGACAAGTGGGTGGGGTGGTTTAATATTGCCAAAAATGATGCCACTGGCCTGTTTTACAATCTTGTGTATCCGCAAGGTTTGTATTGGCAGTCACGTTCTGGTCGGCAAGATGCTCACCCAAGCCGCATCAAAATTGAATATCAGCAGATCGACAATAATAACGTACCGTTCGGAGCGATTTATTCAAATGAGTTCTATATTTTTGATAGAAAGCTCACGCAGTTTGGTAAGTCGGTCACCGTTGATTTTCCGTTTACTGGCTCATTCCGATTCCGTGTTGCACGTTTGACAAATGATGATTCAAATGCACGTGCAGATGTCAAAATTAAAGATGTGTTTGGGTTTTCTATCTCGGATAAAGACATTTACAACAATGTGACTGTATTGCGTTCTCGAACAGTTGCTACCGATGGCGCCCTAAGCATCAAAGAACGCAAGCTGAACTGTTTAGTGAATCGCAAACTACCGCTTAATGGCACAGGGCCTTTACAGGTCACACGTTCAGCAGGTCAGGCACTCATTAATTTGGCTTTAGATGAGCACATTGGTCGTCGAACAAGTGAAGAAGTAGACATTGCACAAATCAATGCAGAGATTGCCAAAGTTAATGCTTATTTTGGTTCAGACCTTATGTCAGAGTTCAATTACACGATTGACGATGACAACTTAAGCTTTGAAGAAATCGCGGGAATGGTCGCTAGTTCTGCTTTCTGTGAGCCGTATCGGTTCGGAAGTCTAACCCGTCTCAAGTTTGAGCAGCCACAAGAAAATGCTGTCTTACTTTTCAACCATCGAAATAAAGTGCCTTTAACTGAAAAGCGCTCTTATACATTCGGTGTGCAGAAAGACTATGACGGGGTAGAGCTTGAATATACTTCTGATATCGACGATGCACGTGTGAAGTACATCATTCCAGAAGACATCACGCCTAAGAATCCTTTGAAGATCACAACAACAGGCATTCGTAATGAAGCGCAAGCAAAAGTTCGGGCATGGCGTGAATGGAATAAGCTCCGATACAAATACATGTCTTGTGAGGTGGAAGTACTCGATGAGTCTGAACTTCTTATTCGTAATGATCGTATTTTGGTTGCTGATAACACAATTGTTGATACGCAAGACGGTGAGGTTGAAGCAGTAGATGGTTTGATTATCCAAACCTCTCAGCCATGCACATTTGATGTTGGTAGTGATTACTTCATTCACTTGCAGATATCCAATGCTACGGTGGATGTAGTGCCATGTACGGCAGGTGTTGATAAATACCATGTAGTGCTTAGCCGTCCGCCAGTACAACCACTTGTAGTTAGTGATGATAGATACGTCAAAACCCTATACACATTAGTTCGAGCTGATCAATCAGAATCTCAGGCATTCATGCTTGAAGAACTTACCCCTCAAACTCAAATGACCAATACGCTTAAGGCTTCTAACTACGATGCCCGATTCTATGAGCGTGACCATGACTTTATTTAATTAATTAACAGAAATCCAAGCCCCTTTATCGGGGCTTTTTTTATGCTTGGAGAAAAGGCAATGGCTGATGAGATCGTTACTAGACAGCAGCTTGTGGATGCAGGTTTAGACGCTGAGAGTTTGCAAAAATTTATTAGTGGTTTAGATAGTGAAGATGTTTTAACTCGTTTGGGGCAGATCTATCCAACATTAGCAAAATTAGTTCGAATGCTAATGGAAACTGGTGGTTGGAAAGCTTACAGCACTGAAGCTGAGCTATTAGCTACCGTTCCAACAGTCAATCCCTCTGTGGGATATGCTTTTGATACTAAAAAGCTTTATAAGTGGGATGGCTCAGTTTGGATTGATGAAGGGTTGAGTATTTATGACCGAACAAAACCCTATATCGATGTTCTTTCAAATACTAACTTCAAGCAATTAAATACTTTTTATTACGCACCAAATAACACAATTATTAAAGAATCTAACTCAGGATTGTTCGCAGTTTCAATTGCAGTGCAAGCTGGCCAAAAATATGTGTTTAAGACAAAGACTTTTGGTGTGGTTGGTTCTTATTATATTGCCGATTCAAGTGGTAATGTGTTGCAAACACTTGCTTCTAGTGAAACTTTAGAACAAGACTATGTAGTTACAATCCCTCAAAATGGCAAAATGCTATATGTAAACTGCACGAAAGATTATGCGGGATTTAAATTATATTTGCTAAATAATGAAATCGTTAATTTGAATTTTGCAGGACTTGGAGCAAATGACTTTCAATTCTTTTCCAATAACAGTGGTGTAATCACAAATACAAATAGCGGGTTTTTCTCGAAGAGTGTAAGTGTTTCAAGTGGTGAGTTTTATTTAATTCGCACATCCACATATGGCACAGCACCACAATATATTATTGCAGATAGCTCGAATGCGGTTATAACAATTGAGCCTGCAGGAGACCGTGGGAAAGATTATATTATTCGCATCCCAAATAATGCTGCTAAGTTATATGTCAACTGCGCTTATACTCTACGTAATAACTTCAAAGTTGAAAAAATTAGCGGTGCTTTAGCAAAGAGTTTAATTGAGGGCGCTTTTGTACTTGATTACACATTCTTTTATGCGCCCAGTAATATCATTAAAAAAGAGTCAAATGACGCATTATTTGCATTTGATATTGATGTGCAAGCAGGACAAAACTATTCAATTAACACCAAGACCTTCGGAGTTGTTGGTGAGTATTATGTTGCTGATAGTGCAGGCAATATTCTACAGTTCAAAGCAGCAGATAGTGTTGATGAAGACTACATAATTACTATCCCCGCAAACGGTGTAAAGCTGTATGTAAACTGTACCTATGCTTATTCAGTTAGTTTCAATGTTGAAAGAATCTCAAATGCACTTTTAGCAAAGATTCCAGATGTTGATATGACAGTGCGGAGCACATTCCCGAGCTTCAATTACTTTGATAAGTTGAAAGTAAAATGTCCTAATTTTTATCAAAAATTTAAAGATAAAAATCAGGATGTAACTGTCGTACTAACTGGGACATCATTAACACAAGGTAATCTTTACACGACTGATAGAGCAGATGCTTCAACCCGTCCTGCTGCTCTTCATACTCATGATTTAGCATCATCTGTATTTGATAAGCTCATTAAGCACTGGGATGGTCAAAAGTACCGACGGTATGATCATGCTGATTTAACTTACTCAAATAGTACATGGGTTGTGACTAACAATGCTTCAGGCGGAATTTGGGATGATTATGCACATGTTAAAAATGGTTTGACAAAAACCACGACAGATGCAAATGCAAGTGTTTCTATGACAATTCCAGCTAATGCTTGGCAATTTAACTTTGTTTATCGTTCAGATTCACAATGTGGAAATTGCACAATTTCTATAGCTGAAGGTAATGAAAAAGTTGAAGTATTTAATGGTTCAGAATGGGTAGAAGCAAACGGCTTTGTATTTTCAATGTATGAAGGTCCAGCTACTTCAACAAAGGGAAATACTCAGTATCAGAAACGCTTAAAACTTCGCTGTAAAAATAAGGCGTCTGGTGGAATTAATTCTATCGGCTCAACTAAGCAAATCACCATTTCAAAAGGCAATAACAGCAATAGATTTAATGTTGTAGGCTTTGAATGGTCACAACGTGAATTTATGTTGTTTGTCATTAATGGTGCGCGTGGTGGCTTTGAATGGGGCGATCCAACAGGCAACAGACTTGACCAATATCAAGACTTGGACATTTGGGCATTTAATCCTGACTTGTTACTTGCCGAAATCACTATCATTAACTGGGGTGCATCTGAGCCAACGGCACTAAGTAAAGACCCTTTGCATTATGTGAACATTGCAAAACGTGCATATTTTAACGAATTTAATGACATGCCGACCTCGTTACATGCTAAATCAGAAGCCTATACAAAGTGTGATGTGATGTTCTATAGCGACACACTGGCAGCAACTAGCGCAGTGGCAGGTGCTTGGGATAGCGTGACACATGAACCTAAGTTCGGTGTTGTAAGTGAAGCGGCTACCAATGGCGGTCCGGTTGATAACATTAATGTCGGAAGAGCAAAGACAAACTTTGAAAACTATGAAGCTGTAGAGCGCTACATAGCAAGTAAAGACTATCTGTTTATTCCGATTTTAAGCACGTTTAAAGCTGTCACTGAAAACTACTACGGCAGCTATTGGGCGGGTATGCAACCAAGTGATAAGACAGGTGAAACCCTTTCAATCGATGGTGTTCATTTTAATGACAACGGTGCAGCACTGTTCTCGAAAATTGTAGCTTCAGTTTTTGATGAAATTTAAACGCACAACAAACCACCACAAGCCCTTTGCTTCAATAGCTTAGGGCTTTTTTATTGCCGGAATTAGGGGGAAGGCATGGAATTTTGGAAATTCATTCAGGAGTTTCTACAAACTTTTGGCACAGCAATCACTTCATTTTTTATGGGGTTCATTATGGCTTATTTCCGAACTAAGAAAAAACTAGGTAAGGCTGATTGGGCTGAGTCCATTATGTGTGGGCTTTTTTCAGTTGGTGTCTGGTCTTTACTTGAGTGGCTAAATGTCCCGCAGATTGTATCTGTTGGTATTGCTTCTGGCATTGGTTATATGGGCACTCATTTTGTTAGTAACTTAATTGAAAAGCGAGTGAATAGAAATGAGTAAAACCACAAGCAATGCAGGGCTAAATCTCATCAAAGGTTTTGAAGGTAAGCGTCTTAATGCTTATGATGATGGGGTGGGTGTTTGGACAATTGGTTTTGGAACCATTAAATATCCTAATGGTGTCAGAGTTAAAAAAGGTGACACCTGCACTGAACAGCAAGCCGAAACTTATTTGAAAAATGATTTAACTAAGTTTGAAGTAGTTATCAATAAACTTGTTAAAGTTTCCCTTACTCAAAACCAATTTGATGCTCTAGCATCTTTTACTTATAACCTTGGTGAAACCAATTTAGCCAATTCAACTTTATTGAAGAAACTTAATAAAGGTGACTATCAAGGCGCTGCTGACCAATTCCTTGTCTGGAATAAGGCAGGAGGCAAAGTTATGAAAGGTCTAGTTCGTCGCCGAGAAGCAGAGCGAGCACTCTTTTTAAAGAAGTAACTTATATGTGTCAGCGTACCAAAGTTGCATCGATCATCACATTGCTGTGCTTAATCTTCTCCGGTTGCACAGCTCACACTATTAATAGTAATGTGAATGTCTCGATTTGTGTAAGGGCTTTGTGATGTCGCAAGTCATGATCATGGTTTCGGAAGCGGGCAGGATGGAGAATACTTGCAATCTACCCGCTGATTTAGATAAGAACGGGAATGTTCTTAAAATCTATGACTACTCATTAAAAGAGTTGACCATTAATTTAGATGGCACCGTGACTTACAACGGTAAAAGATGGACCTTTGATAAGAAGCAAAGTTTTTGA